TCTAAATTGGCTTTTGTAACGCCTTGTAATTTTTCTCTATATTCATCTAGGCTTTCGCTTAATGATTTAGCTGCCTCTTCAGATTTGAAAAAACCTTGCTGTTGAAGAGTCAATATAGTTGTTAAAGCTGATACACCTAAAATTAAAAGATTCCCAGAACTTAAAATTTGAGCTAGAGCTGATCCTAGTTTGGTTTTTAATGAATCTCCTTCTTTACCTAAACCTGAAAAAGATTGAGCCAATTGAGTAATGTTGTTACCAACACCGATAATCCCAAAAGGAGCATCTTGAATTACTCTAGCAAAATCTATTCCTATAGTATTGTATCGACTAGTAGCTTTTGTTAAACCATCAACTTTAGGAGCTGTTGCTTGTGCAGCATTACCTAAATTATTAAGTTGTGATGTGGCCGCAGCAACACCACTTGCTACACCAGCAACGTTTGCAACAACGTCAACTTCTATTCTTGGATTTGACATTTCTTTCTAGTTTAGATGCAATTTCTAACAATTTCTTCGCTTTAGCAAAGTCTTGAGGAGTAGACTCCAATGGCTTTATTTTTTTATCCCAAGGTAAAGGCCAAATTTGTTCTTGGGAAATATTAGCTCCTTTCTTTAAATGTGGCTGTAAGCCAATTATAGCGTGAACTCGCATTGATTCAACCAAGTCTTTCTGATCTATTTCGTGGCCTTTAACTAAAGCCTTTAACTCTTTTCGTGATAAAGCAAAAAGCTGATTATAGGGGATTTTTGTTCGCCCTACAATCAGCATTAAATTTTCTCTAGCGGAATAAGCTTCTTCTTCGTCTTGTTGGTACTCAGTTAAATTTTTTTTTCTTGGCTTTCACCAAGCCCAAGCTCAATCAACAAATCAGCTAAGACATCGTTAAACAACTTCATTACGTCTTTACCTTCAATCCAAATCTTTAACTCTTCCAATGTTACAGGAGTTGTTCCTTTACGAACGCAAGCAACCTTGTGACACTCAATCAAAAGAGCATAAATCATTTCGATTTTAGGGATTGCTTGTCCGCTAAATGCTTCTGCAATTCCTTGCCCTGTAAAATCCTCAAAGTTCGCCAAAGCGCCCAAATTTGGGTAAAAGAAAATCTCTCCCTCTTTGTAGGGAGCTGAATGGTACTTAGCCATATATTTTGTTTAGGTTGGTATTACGCTAATTACTGGAGCGCCAGCAAAGTCGAAAGTTCCAGAGAAAGATACTTGAGAGTTTCTTTCCGCAGTAATTTCGATTGAGTTTAATTGCGCGTCAACAGTAATGATTTTGTCGCCTGATTCAGTACCTCCAAAAACCAATTCAAATACTTTTCCGATGTCTTCCATCAAGTCAAAAGCTGAAAGGTTAGAGGCTCCAGTTGAAGCAAAATCAAGATCTCCAGAGAAAGAAAAGGAGCCAGATTTGTCACCGCCTTCAAGTCTAACGCCATAATCACCAGTACAATCGTTTCGAACGGTTACGGATTCATTGGAAATAGAAACTGACGCGGAGGTTTTACAAACGACAGGAAGAGAGTTCCACTCGAATGTAAAGAAATTGCCTAATTGATATGTTGCCATTGCTTATTCGTTTTAACAAATATACATAAAATTTTAATTATCAAGACACGAAGAAAATATCCAAGGTATAAGACAAGATTTTTTGATAAGCTATTTGGCTAGATCCTTGCTCAATCTGTACCCTAGAGAAGTTTTTTCTAATATTAATAGCTTGCAAATCCACTGGTAATGTCAAATAATCCAAAGTCATTTTCTGCTGAATAGCATTGGAGATGTTTTCTGATAATTTTTTACCTCCACTACCTTGCGCAAATTTTGTAACAATGCTAATCTGAAATGTTACGTTTTGTCTAATAGAACAATCGTTGTTTGTTGTTTCAGCTTCATTCTGATCAGTAATCAAAACATAGGATTGAGATCCTTGGTAAACCGCTGGATTAATTCCAGGTGGTAATTCGGTATCTCTTACTGGAATAGTAACCCCACTAAGAACTAAAGGTGAAATTGCGTTTATTACTGCAATTCGTATGTCGGTTGCTATATCTCTCATTTTAGAGCTTTATTTATTTCGTCTACCATATCACTCACTAAATTATCAGTATTTCTAAAGAATGCTGGATAAAAGTAAGGTCTACCAATAATACGACCTTTACCATTTCTAAAGAAATTGTCAGCTTGAGCTTTTATTTCTGAAGTATATCCAGCTCTTCCAAGAATTTGTTGCGCACTTAAACCAGTACCAAACTCCATCCAAGCTTCCCATTGTTCGCCTTGGATAGGAACATCTAAACCAATATTCCAAGATAACCCATTATTAAAAGATTTTTTATTAATTTTTTGGGAAATAAAACTTAAATTAATTGACGTATCTCCAATTTGATAAGAACCTGGAGCATTTAGAGCAGCTTCAAATTCAATACTAGTAGCTGTTTCTGCTAAAACACTTTGAACTGCGTTAACAATTGCATCTTCTTTTTTACCAAAATCAGCTAATGCCTTATCCAATCCTTTAATCTTTACCCCCATTACACACCTACCATTTGAATGATATATTCCTTATGTTGTCTTTGATCGTCCAATTGAACAGAGGTAATTTTGTAATATCTCGAGCGGTAATAAATTTGGTAAATCTCGCTTGGAACAAAAGAAACTCTGTACTGAATAGCTACAGTGTAGGTATTTGGCAAAACCATTTCACCAGACTCCAAACCGCTTTTCCCGTTCGTCTGTTTAACAGAAGCAAAAGTTTGTAGCATAACAGCAGGAGTTGGAGTTGTGCCTCCAGCTCCATCGCTTATGGTTTGAAAGTTTATAAATTCAACTTTCTGGTCGTATTTTCCAAAGTTTATCATACGAAATAGTCTGCTCTGTATCTAATTTCGGTTGTAATACTTGCCTTTTGAGCAACTTGCTCTTGAACGCTAATAATGTTTTGTCTAAACGCGAAATCAGTTGCAATGCGTTTAAGCATAGCGATTTGTAAATCTTGAGGCAATGGATTCGTATTGTTAAATCCAGCGCTATAAGTGTAGTTTTCAACTTCTGTTTCGTCAGTTGTTACATCCGCCACCCAAGGGCCAATTGGATAAATTCTCTCAGCTCTTTTATTATCCGTGATAACCACATTTCTTTGAACGTAAAGCATTCCAGAGGCTTTCTCTGATTCAATCCTAGCCGCTGGGATTAATTCGTTTTGGATAACAGAATCCCAGTCGTTAAAATCTATTTGCATCCAAGCCTTAGCCTCAGCCAAAGTAATTGGCTCGGTAGCTACTTGAGAAGCGTATCTAATGTCTAAAGGTCTTGTAACGCTCATTTCTTTTTTATTTCTTCTTTGTCCACCTTAATCCAAACTGCTAGTCCTTTATTGACCAAATAAGTGTTGTACGTCTTTCCAACGCATATTATTTCGCCTTTCTCAAAGGGTATTAAATCCTCTAGTAATTTTATCATAAAGATACTATTTATTTTGTCAAATGTTTTTTATCGTTCCAAGGCTCAACGTCTTGCCAAAGTCTATAGCCGTGAAAAACGTACAATGACCTTATTAAACCAACCTTTAAACCTAATTCTTTTACTCTCATAGAAAACAGAGAATCAAAGGCCAAGCTATTTTCGACAAACCTA